GGACGATATTTAACATTCGCTAAATCAACAGCGATTGCTAAGTTTTCATCCTGATTCCTCAATAGAGGTTCAGCAACAAAGTGCAAGTTACCAAATAAGGTATTAACCTTAGTAACCATATGCCCAAAAGACCCTTTTATGTTTTGAACATCCATACGATACTGTGAAGTACCAACAGTGTTCTTCAGAAAAGAATCTGAGCCCAATTTGTTTAACCAAGCAAGTACTTTACGAGAAGTAAGTACAAGTTTGTCACCACTATTTCCAGATTCAGGTGAAAAGAAATCCTTCATAGAATCTATGAAATCATCATAGTCACTACTTGCGTAGGTAAAAGCAAAGTTTTTACCATTAGCTAGAGTGTATGGTACTATTCCGTGCGTATAACGCACTGGCCCACCAGCAGCAGACTCGTCACTCGCACCTACTCCGTAGAGCATTGCGTGTTCGATGTCCATCTTGTGTTCCATTAATTTATCGGCCCAAACCCGACGATATTCGTCTGGTCTGCCACGATAACGAGTTGCTAACGCTGTTCCACTAAAGAGCTGTATTGCAGTTTTAAAAATCTGACAATAACCTTCTCTAGAGTAAAGTTCGTCTTTCCAACCTTCTGGGTCTGTATCGCCCTCAGCCCAAGCACTACCAATTACTTGACCCTCTTTACCAGCAGCTATAGTGCCACTAGCTTCAAGAGCAGTAAGTTTAATGCCTGTGTGAGTTGCGGCAGTTCCAGATGCATAAGTAGCAGATTCGCCATCACCAAGATTTTCTACGCTTTTGACGCGAAAAGCTTTTCCAGCTAATCTAACTACTTGTCCAACAACAAAATACTGAGGTGCAGCATTTTCACCTGATGGACATTCAACACCATACTTATCGTATGCTGCTACCATATCCAATTCAGCCGAATCTGAACCTTTAGCAATGTTTGAACCTATTGCAGTCTTTAAGATAAAATTACGACGTTGCCATTGATGACGTTGTTCAAGGAACTTGAATACAGGGTCATCAGTTGCAGACTTCGCAACTTTAGACAGGTATACGAAAAACGGACTTTGTTGTGGAGCCAACTCAGCTACTTTATCCCCGAAGTTATAAACTCTCCGGGAATCATTGATGCTTACACCTTGAGGTGCAACACCAGTATCATTTGAATAAGCATTAGCCATTTGCTAATCTCCTTCTTAGTTCCACGGGTTCCGTGATTTGTAATCGCTAATCATAGAGTCCATAATATTTTCCTCTGGAGAACTAGATGTTGACTTATTAGCACTAGGTAGTACACCCATTGGGGAAGGAACTTGTTGAGCACGCTTCATCTGGTCAAAACTCTCTTGCGAGGGTGTTGAAGATTCTGCTTGTTCAATAGTTCCGCCTTCTGGTTGTCCTTGCACAGTACCATTTTGTCTCATTCTATACAGTTGGAAGAGATTGTCAACCGTGACACTCTCTGGCTTGTCCATAACATCAACAAAATTTTTGATTTCATCAGCAGTCGCATTATATGTTTTTGCTAAATGGTCTCCAATCATAGTGATATTATTATCGTAAGCTTCTTTTTCCGCCTGTCTCCTCTGGATGTCCTGTCGTTCTCTAGTCAACTTTTCTCTTTCTTCATTTATAACAGCAACATTATAGTCCTGTTTTAAACTAGAATACTCGTCCATTGAATCTCTCCACTGGTCGACTTCATCAAGATACTTAGCTGATGCAGAACTAGGGTCACTCCAAGCCTCTTCCCTATTAAAACCACCCGGTTTGGCTGGTTTATCAGGAGGAGGAGGGAAACTTTCATAACTCTCTTCCTGTTGTGCAGCTTCTTGCGTTTGAGGCTGTACGGCAACTTGTTTCTTTAAAGATTCAAGTTCGTTTCTAGCCTTATCCGCTTCCGACTGCCAGTACTGGTATCGTACTGTGTCGTTGGTTCCTTCTTCTTCTGCTGGTGCAGTGCTCTGAGGTTGAGCTTCCTGAGGTACTTCTACAGGAGACGCTTGGTCTACTGCTGAAGATTCAGTCTCTTCAACTTCATTTGCTCGGAAGAAATCCTCAACTTGCCCTTTCTGATCAAAGATACTATCGGGCGTTAACTCATTGGTTACTTCTTGGGAGCCCACGACTTCGTCGACAACTGCGACGTCTTCTGGTGGGGTTGTCCCTTGTGGTATTTCCATATATCGAGTTCCTCTCTTTGTCTAGCCTATATGGGTATAAGGGTGTAGACTATTTTTTAGGTTTTTCAGCATCTTTAACGGCTGTCTTAACCTGACCCATTACATCATCAAGGCGTTTCTCGAATAGCTTGCCAGCACCTTTTTGCTGGGTTGAAACCTTATCGAGGTCAGCTTTGAATTTTTCTAGTTCAGCTTTCTGTTTCAAGTGATAGTTTTCACGTTCTCTTGTTTGCAGATCACCTTTTAAATCTTTTATCTTCTCATCAAGTTGTTGTACTTGACCTTGTAACTGCATAACCATATCCGTTCTGCTCATTACACCTTCTAAATCGAATACTTCTGTCTTCTTTAAGACCTCAGTCTTATCTATAATACCTTTTTCATAAGCATCCATATACATCTCTAACTGTGCATATCTATTTGTAGGTAATGTAGAGCCCGTAACTACAACAACATCAAAGTTTCCACGGGTTATGTCATTTACTACTTCAAGTTCACCAGTTTTATCATCATATAGCTTCTTATTAATAGCAAATTCAGTTAAGCTATTATTAGGTTGTACCAATCTAACAACCTTTTCGGCTTTATATAACTGCTGCATTAGGCTAATAGCTACTTTAGCAGCTCTTACTAACCCTGATTCTATATCTTGCAACTTTGACTTAATCTTTCTTTGCCCAAATTCATCGAGTGAAACAGTCGCTTTGTACGTATGTGGTGCAGATTCTGAATTACCCTGCATTAATTCATATAATCCTAGAGTATGGTCAATATCTTGTTTAGCGGCTTCCTCATTTTGATACAGAGTATTTGGAAGAGGAGTTGGCTGGATAGGCTGTGGAGCCCCATTGTCCATATCAACTTCTATAGCAACACCCGGTTGAGCCCATCTTTGTTCGAAATCCTGCATATCTACTGAACCAGATGGTATTAAAATCTTTGTATTAGTAGAAGTAGTAGCGTGTGCAACAATTAGAGACCGTGTCTTATTAATGTACTCTTGCAAATCTTTGACCATTCGTACGTCGCTTACTGGGTAGGGCGTTCTATTATGTATATTCATAAAGAACACGATGGGATAATGGTCAATAGGTAGAATACGAGAATATAGGTAAGTATCTCCTATAATTACACACATTTTAACCCTTTGCACAGGCACTGACACGGTCTCGATTAGTTCTTGTTCAACTAAATCTTGATAAGTTAATTCTTCTATAACAGGAGGTGGCGGTGGGTCTTGTTCTGACATTTTAGCTTCTTGAACAGATTTATCATATTGTTGTATCATCTGTTCAACAATGCCCTTAGCTTTCTTAGGGTCAGTAAAAACCTTACCATTTACCATAATAGCTGGTCTAGCCAACCATTCTGGCATATCTTCCTCTAGAAGTACTTCTTCAGTACCGTCAATCTTATTTTTAATATGAAATCTTTTTACCCAGATTTTATAATATCTTTCGTATCCACGGACATATTCATTATTTTCTCCCCAAGACATATCTGTTTTTGTCTGAGTATCCTCTGGAAAGATAATGCCTTTATCATCTACTCTGCTTGTAGATGGTCTGTCAGTATGTAAATCAGTAGTAGAATTTTTAATTGCTTCCTTATACATAGGATACATAGACATTGCTTGCTCTTTTGTAAACATTCTGGATACAATAATATTCTCAGCATCATCAGCAAGTCTATCTCTACTATTAGGGTCTATATAAACATCAAGAGGGTCTACATCTCTAATGCATACTTCCCCTCTGCCAAAGTCTTTCAAGGGGTCAATATATACCATCATAGCCCCCATACCCATTGTATAGTAATCATCTATACAGTTACGGAGAGCCTGAGTTCCATCGGAGATATACCACATATATTCGAGTAGTCCATTGAAGATTTGTGCAACCTTATTGTCTGAATCTTCCCTCGGTGATACCCTGAATTGTGGTCTTCCGGATGTAAGTAGAGCTTTGCCAGCCTCTACTGCTGGGTGGATACGGTTAACTACTAATGGAGCTTGACCCCTCTCAAGTAATATTCTTTGCTGTTCTGCAGTCCATTGTCTTCCTAGTCTAAATTCTGCGTCTTCTTGTGCTTGTTGAGCCCAAGTATCTCGCTTTTGCGAATATGATTTCCAAAGTTTATGTGTAACGTCAACGACGTCCTTAGGGACATCGCCTTCTTTTTCTACGTACGCCATCGTTACGAATTTACCCTCACATTGTCATCCAGTCAAGTATTTTTTTCGTCTTCATTTGAGATGGGTCTACCAACTCAGTTGAACGGCAGGCCTTAACTCCATCCATAGCGTAATATACAGCATCTAGTATATCATCGTGTTTGCCTCTTGGATA